ATTTTCCAAAAGAACTGCCAGCCAAACGTTGGTCTAAGCGAGCTATTAAGAAATGGCTTGAAAATCAAATTTAAAGCTTCTGGACAAGGCTTAGAAAGAGAAAGGATTTAACATGACATATTTAATTATCGCAGTAGCAGTTTTAGCGTTTGCTGAAATCATCACATTGACATTGTTCGGTAAACGAGCAAAAAAAGAAAAAGTGGTTAAACAATGGCGCTCTTATGAAGAAAATATGAAAGCTTACAACAATTTTGTAGGTTTACCAGAAAAATCAGTTTTTGGAGAACGATAATGACTAAAGCAGATGAAATCAGAAAATATTATAGAGACAATCCGTTAGCTTCTGCAGAAGAAGTTGCTGAAGCAACAGGAATTGCAAAAGAAAAGATTCGAGCTTACATTTCAAAAGATGTCAAAGCAGGACGTTGTATTAGAACGGAAAATGGTATTGATTATAGCAGTTTCTTTTACGAACAAGAGGAACGTAGCAGTTTGATTGAATGGAAAAATGAGATTCGGAGAGAACTAGTCGAACAGTTGCTAGAAGCTAATCGTAGAGAAACCGCTAGCGACCAAATTCGTTTAAACGCTAAAGAAATTAATAAGCTACTAAATGAGGTGAGTCAATAATGTACACATACGAATATAGCTGTGAATCATGCGGCCATGGTTGGACGATAATCGATGATTATCCACCGTTTGAATGTCCAGAATGTGAAAGCGAATCAATCATTCAAATTTGGAAAGCGAGGGCGTACGATTGAGAGTATATGTCAATAAACGCAAAGAATTGATTTTAGCACCAGATTATTTTGAAAAATATGGTGGCGTCAGTAACGAAACCATTCAAATTAAAGATGGTGAATTTACCAAGGAAGTAGAAAAAGAAGTCAACGAAGCTATGCAAGAGGTTATTGCGCGTTGGCAACCTAAAATTAAAGAACTACCACTTGAAGCACTATTTGCCGAAAGGCAAAGGCAAGTTAAAAACTTTAGTGATTTCGAAACAGTGCTAACAGAACTGGTAGAGGAGGAATATGGGAAATGAAACTTACTAACGCAAGCAATATCGAACTTACCAGAAACTGGCGTATTCTGATTTATGGAAAACCTGGTCTTGGTAAGACGACATTAATTAAACAGTTGAAAGGTAAGACAATAGTATTATCGCTCGATAACTCGCAACGTGTTTTGGCGGGTAGTGAAAACATTGATGTCGTAGAGTTTGATAGAGAACATCCAACAGAATGCATGACTAACTTTCTGAAAGAGGTCGATGAAATTCTTCCAGAATACGACAATTTAGTTATTGACAACATTTCAAGTTTTCAGTCCGATTGGTTCATCGAACAAGGACGAAAGTCAAAAAATGGTATCAGCAACGAATTGCAACATTATTCGCAATGGACGAACTATTTCTTACGAGTGCTAACCGCAATTTATAGTAAGCCAGTTAACATTTATGTAACAGCTTGGGAAGATACGCATGATTTAAATTTGGAAACAGGACAAATTATCACGCAGTATGTTCCGCAAATAAGAAACAGTGTTTTAAGTCAGTTATTGGGACTTACAGATGTCGTCGGACGAATCATTGTCAACGAGAAAACGGGCGGTCGTGGGGTCGTTTTAGAGGGTTCTGAAGGCACGTACGCTAAGAACCGTTTAGACAAACGCACGGTCTGCTCTATTGAGGAAGTGTTTGAGTTTGAAACTTAGAGATTATCAAGAAGAACTCGTCAGTGGTATCAAACAATCAATGCTTGACGGTAATCATTCGATTATCGTTCAAAGTCCGCCACGCTCTGGAAAAACAGTAGTAATGGCGCATATTGCAAAAGGTGCTACTGATAAAAATAATAAAGTATTATTTTTCAGCCACCGAAAAGAAATCAATGAGCAGGTTTATAAGACTTTTGAAAACAACAATGTCAACATGGATTTAGTAACAATTGGTGGTGTTCAATCGCTAGTTAGGAAACTAGATAAGCTTGATGAACCGACAATCATATTAATTGACGAAGCTCATCATAGTAAAGCAAGTAGTTACAAGAAAATTATTGATTACTTTCCAAATGCCTACAAATTGCTCTTCACTGGTACACCAATTCGTTTAGATGGTTCTGGTTTTGACGATATTGCCGAAGATATTATTTTAGGCAAATCTGTTAAATGGTTACAAGAGCACGGACGAATTGCACCATTTAAGTATTATGCACCACTCATGATTGACGTTGCTGGTCTTAAAAAACGAGCCGGAGAATTTACGAAGCAATCAGTAGATGAAACCATGAAAACAGTCATTTATGGTGATGTTATCAAACATTATGAGAAGTTAGCCAAAGGCAAACAAGCTATTGTTTATACACATAGCGTGGAAGCTTCTGAGAACGTCTCTAAAGCGTTTAATAAAGCTGGCTATAATTCTATGGCGGTTAGCGGTAAAACGCCAAAAGAAGAACGTGAGACGGCAATGCGAGCGTTTAGAAACGGTGATTTAAAAATCATGGTTAACTGTGAATTATTCACCGAAGGCATTGACTTACCAAACGTTGATGTTTGCATTATGTTAAGACCGACACAATCATTATCGCTTTACTTGCAATTTGCTATGCGAGCGTTAAATCCTCGTGAGGGCAAAACAGCAATCATTATCGACCACGTCGGAAACGTTGAACGCTTTGGTTTGCCTAACCAAGACCGTGAATGGTCGTTGCAAGGTGTGGTTAAGAAAAAGCAAACCGCAAAAATTGGCGAGCCAACTGTTCGAGTATGTGAAAAGTGTTTTGCAACATACTGGTCGATCACTCGTACGTGCCCCGAATGTGGACACGAAACTCCCCCAACCAAAAAAGAAATAGAAATTATGCGAGAAGCTGAACTCGCTGAAATTAACGAATTAAAACAGCAAAAAATAAAAAAACGTGTTCAGACTTATGTTTCGCCAGATATGTGTCGAGATATGGATGAACTTAAGGAATACCGAGACCAGCACGGCTATAAGAATGGCTGGGTCTGGTACATGGCTAAAAAAATAGGAATTTTGAGGTAAAAAAACATGTCAGTATTTGAAATTGATTATTCACAAGCACAAGAATTTGCAAAAGTAACAGACGGAACATACGAGGTTTTGATTGACAAAGCAGTTCAAAACGCAAGCAAAGGTGGAACAGACTTCTTAGACATCCAACTTCGTATCCGAAAAGATTTTCAGCAGGAATTCCAAAACAATATCATTTTCCACAAAATTTGGATCAACAAACAAACTAACAAATACCCTGCTGGAATGGTTCAAAATTTAGCAAAACAAGCAGGCATTCCAGATGGAACTAAATTTAATAGTCTTGACGATTACTTGAATATGCTTGTCGGCAAACCACTTAAAGTGACTGTCAAGAACGAAACATCTGAATACAATGGCAAAACATACGAAAACTTAAATGTTAAAGCAATTGAAAAATCAGAACTTTCAGGTATGCAAGTGCCAGAAATCAACGAACCAGACCTTCCGTTCTAATTATGCAAATGGTGGATTATGCACTTCACTATCAGCGTAATGGATTTTCAGTCATTCCTATCTCACCAGATAGCAAGAAACCGCTTGTTAGTTTTGCAGATAAGCCACCAGCTGACGAAAATACAATTAGGCGTTGGTGGCGAGATTATCCAAACGCTAACATAGCTATTCGAACCGATTCATTTTTTGTCATTGACGTTGATATGCACGGTGATGTCAATGGGTTGGAGAGTTTAAGGCATTGGGAGCACGCAAGGTTGATACCAAAAACCTTGCAAGCAACCACGCCGAGCGGCGGACGTCACATTTTCTTAAAAAAACGTAATGATATTAGTATTTCTCAAAATATTGGTTTCATTGACGGTGTGGATTTAAAAGCGCATGTTAACAACTATGTGTTAGTCGCTCCGTCGAGCAACGCCAAAGGGCAATACAAATGGGATATGGTTCACTCGCCAGAAAACGGTGAAATGGCTGAAGCTCCTTACGAGTTGGTGAAAGTTTTGAAAGATTTAAAACCTGATATGCCGTCGTATGACTTTTCGAGTTTTGCGGATAATGGCTATCAAGGAAGTAACAAAACAGCTAAATTGTTCGAACGAATTATTTTTGGCTTCGGTGACAATGGTGGACGTAATAATGCGCTTGCTGAATTTGTCGGTGGTTTGCTATTAAGGAATGTTGACATACAAGCTACTTATGAATTGGCTAAAATGGCTAATAACAACACGACAGAACCGCTACCAGAAAATGAATTTGAACGAACATTTAAGAGTATGTTAGATAAGGAGTTGAGAAGGCGTGGTGATTGATTTTAACTACTACCGCGAGAAATTTAAAGAAGTTGAAAGTGACGGTTTTAAGCCGAGCAAACCAACAAATTGGAAAGCATTAAAAAATAAATGTGTTGCTTATCGGAACGAGTGGTTGGAAAATGCCAACGCTCCAGAAACCGACAAGGATAAATGGAAAATCAAGAGCCTAAGCGAGCTAGCAGTTGCGCAAGGAATTGATAAACTTTGTCACGTCGTTACGTTGCCAAATGGTCGAGTAGCTATCTACGACCCCGATAAGGGTTACTACCATAAAGACCCTAAATTCGCTTACAAAATTATTCATCTCTTACAGCCAACGTTCAACGAAACTAAATGTCGTAACGTTCTATTCATGTTAGCAAGTATTGACCGTGAGTATGAATATCAGTCTATGTACTGCGACTTTGAACCAGAATACAGAGATGTCAGGCGGTTCATTCTTGTTAAAAATGGCATTTACGACAGACAAAAACGCAAATTGCTACCATTCGATTATAAATTTATTAATTTCAGCACCATTGAAACTAAGATAGTTCCAGATGCCCCGCTTCCTGCCATTGACGGTTGGGACGTGGAGTCGTGGCTCTTGGATTTAATGAGTGGTGATGAAGACCTTGTAAAGCTGCTGTGGCAAGTGATTTCAGCATCATTAAACGGCAATTACAGTTATCGAAAATCTATTTGGCTGGTCGGCAACGGTAATGACGGTAAAGGAACGTATCAACAGTTGATTACCAATTTAATTGGCAATAACAATGTCGCACCTCTAAAACTGAACCAGTTTGCAGAGCGGTTTGGTTTAGCGATTATCGAAGGTAAAACAGTGATCATCGGTGACGATGTCCAAGCAGGTATTTATGTTGATGAATCGTCAAATTTCAATAGTGTGGTGACTGGTGAACCAGTTTCGGTTGAAAAGAAAGGTGAAAATCCTTACATGGCTGTGTTTAAAAAAACAGTTATTCAGTCTACTAATGGTATGCCGTCTTTCAAAAATAAATCAAACGGTACGTATAGACGTATTATTATCATCCCGTTTTTAAAGACGTTTAGTGCTAAAGACGACAACTGGTCGATTAAAGATGATTACATTAAACGTCCAGAAGTACTTGAATACGTTCTTTGGAAAGCTATTAATCTTGATTTTGATAGATTCAGCGAGCCAAAAGCGACCGAGGAACAAATGAAAGTGTTCAAGAAAGATAACAATACCGTCCTCGCTTTTGTTGAAGAATGGTTTGATAATTTTGAATCTACAGCACTGCCAACACGTTTCTTGTGGTGGCTATACAAAGAATGGTGCAAAGAAAACGGCTATACAGCGTTAAAAAAAACAACGTTTGAAAAAGAGTTAGCAAGTAATATTTCTGATGAGTGGGTTTTAAAAACTGCAAAAATAAAAGGTAAATTCTTCCCAGACGAAGATGCACCGACATATTATAGTACTTTCCCATGGAATAATGAAAAAGACCCTAAAAAAGCTTTTAAAAGTTACTGCAAACGGTGAGGTTACTGGTTGGTTACTGGTACCAGTAACCACGAAAAACGTTGGCAGACAAGGAGTTTCACAATCTTGGTTACTGGTTACCTTTATTTTCTAATATTAATAAAAATAAAGTAAATATAAATATATATAGAGAAAAGGCAAAAAAGCCGTAACCAGTAACCAAGAACTTGAAACACATTGATATAAAAGGGATTCAACGGTTACTTCATGAAGTAACCGCAGCAGTAACCAAACCTAGAAAGGTGGTTTATGACAACAGAATCATTAATTCAAAGTAAAATCCGTGTGGCTTTATCGCAAGCCGGACACAGAGTGTTTCGAGCGAATGTTGGTAAAGTCAGAACGGCAGATGGACGTTTCTTTGATACTGGTTTGCCAAAAGGTTTTTCGGACTTGTTTGGTTTTCGAAAAGATGGACAAATATTTTTCATCGAAGTAAAAAACGAAACAGGTCGTGTGAGACCTGAGCAAAAACAGTTCTTAGAGACAATGAAAAATTTTGGGGCACTAGCAGGAGTGGCTAGAAGTCCAGAAGAAGCATTGGAGATTGTAAATGGGCACAATAAACACAAATAAATCAGCAGCTAAACACTGCGTCATATTTTGCAGACATCAAAACGAGACACCGTTTGATGTGTTGGAAAAATTCGTTGAATGGACGAAAGAAAAAAATATTAAAAGCTATATTGAGATTAGCAAAATGTTGTATGTGACAAGAAATGAAGCAAAGAGAATGCTGGATTTAGCTGCATTGCCAGACGACACGACTGTCAAACGAATGAAGGAGCTAATGTATGAAAGTAAACGTGTTTAAATTCACCGACACCAAAACTGGTGAGACATTCACAGGCTCGATTGAAGATTATTACAAGCATTTAAACATTACGAAAGCAGCGTTGCAAAGTCGCATATATTGCAAGCGAGTTAACCGAGAATGGTTAGGCTATAAAGATAATGGAAAAGACAAAGATAGAAAGTCTGACAGTAAGACGAAACGTACGTTAAATAAATACTATTTAGAGCGTGCGATAGCTTTAGGCTTATAATCGATTTTAAGGTCTGTAACATGCTATCTTTATCGAGAAATGAAACATGAAATTTTTTCTTGATAAATTATAAGGCTGATAATTTGAAATTAAAAAAATGCAGTATCAATAGGCAAAAAAAGGAGAAAAAAGATATGGCATACTTACCAGAAGGAAGATTGCATACGAAGATTTGAAAGGAATTGAGGTATTAGAAAATGAATAAAAAATTGACAGTTTTAGCAGGAATGTTGTTGGCGGTATTTGGTCTTAGTGTTTTAGCAGGATGTTCGGAAGCTGAAAAAGTTTCTTATAACGTGAGCAAGGAAGCGGATAACTTTAATGTTCGCAGACGTGTAGCGGTTATCAATACACGTACGGATAAAATTGAATTTACTATTGAGGGGCTTATCTCGGTTGATACGTCAGATAGTAAGAAATTGGTTGTTATTGCCGAAGTTGGTAAAGGAAAATACAAGAAGCATCTGATTAATATGACAAAAAATAATATGTATGTTGTCGAAGATTTGACGGATGGCACGAAGGTCAATAAATACAAATATGAAGTTGAGTACATGCCTGAAAGTATTATTCCTGTGACGATTACGGATAATGAGTGAGGATAGAGAATGAAAGGGTTTAATGAAATTTTAGGTAGGGTTGCTGATGCTTTAGGGACAACGATTAATAAGACTGTTGAATTATATCCACAATTGAGAGCGGAATATGGATGGTATTATGGATTAAGTAATTTACAATTATTTACTATGGTAGTTTTAGCTATAACTGCTGTGATCATGGTTTTTACAGTTCCGTTTATATACATGGAAAATGAAAAGCAAGCATTTAAAGTTGGAAAAATCTTTGCAATTACATTGATTGTGTTAGCGATTTTATGGTTGCTTGCTACTATACTATTAGGTATCATGTCACCTGATATTTTGATTATTAAGGAGATTTTAGACAAATGACGATTGAAACGAAGATGTTAAAACCAATCAATGAAATTCATTTTGACGAGTTGAAAGAGTTGATTTCTGAATACCGTGAAATCAAAAAAGTTATTAGAACATATAATGAGCTTAATTTTGAATTATATGTGTACGACGAAGTTATCACGGCAAGCGAGTGGGTAAACGAAAAGCTTGTCGAATTGCTTGAAAAACGACTTGAAATTCTTGAAAGTGAACTTAACTTGTTAGGTTATACTTTTGAGGACAAGCCTAAAGAGTGGCAGTATCATGTTAACATTTTGAGAGGTGAAGATGATGAATAAACAAGAAATAATGTCTGGTATGCAACAAATTATGGATATTGCTTTACATTATGCTAACCCAGATGAACCATACCTTGATGATTGGCATGAAGTATACACAATTGCTGAAACAATCTATGACGAATTGGAGAAAGGTGAAGGTGAAGTAGATGAATAAACAAGAAGTGATTGATGAGATTGAGAATGCAATCCCAGATTTTATTTTAAACGATTATCAAAGAGGTAAAGAGACCGGTTTAACTTATGCGTTGGAATTAGTCGAAAAACTTGACGAGCCAGAAAAACCAGTAATACCTCAATATGTGGCTGATATGATTGTTAAAAGAAAGAGAGCAGGTCAAAGTGTTATAAAAACAATAGAAAATTTAAGGTTTTACGAAGATGCTTGTAAGTGGGTTCGTAATAATGGTGAGACTTTTTTTAAAGCATGGCTCTATGGCTATGAAATTGAGAAAGAGAAGCTGTATACAGTTAAATTTGCAAACAAAGATTTTGGGAAAATTTATATTGGAATTTTTAAGGCTGTTAACAAACTTGGAATAAGCTCATTACCTTTAAATGATGATGATGTCAAATCATGGTTCACTGAAGACGAGCTTAAGAAGCTAAAATTCTGGAAAAATCCAGCGTTTGAAATCGAAGAGGTGAAGAAATGACAATACTAAAATTTAGAGCGTGGGATAAAGATTCTCAAAAAATGAATGGGAATGTTGAAATCTACATTGATAAAGATAAAACAATTGAAGTACGTCCCAAAGACAATAAGACTATCGTTATGCAATCGACAGGTTTAGCTGATGAAAATGGTAAAGAAATCTTTGAGGGTGATGTTTTAAAAACGTATGACGGTGAGTTAGCAAAAGTTGTTTGGAACAAGGAATTGGCTTGCTGGGAAGCGGAGTTTTTAGACGAGATTGTTGATTTAAGTGAAGTTGCTGACATTCAAAGCAATAGGTCTGATTGTGAAATTGTAGGCAACATTTATGAAGATATAGAACTTTTGGAGGAAGAATAATGTTCGATACTCTTAAAATGCTCGCTTATAAGTTCAATGAACAAAAGAAAGAGCTTAGACAAAATTTGAAACAATTCTTTTGCAGACACGATTATGTAAAGAAAGAGGATAGACCGCTATTTAGTTTCAGCAGTAAATATCACCTTGAATGCTCAAAATGCGGGAAGCGCAGTCTTATTGAGCCATGGCTAAATTATAGAGAGGAAGAATAATGAAAAAATATAAAGTTTCCCTTATTTTTGAAGAAGACTACTGGCCTTGGGCTTATATAGTCGAAGCCGAGAATTTTCAAGAAGCCTTAAAAGAAGCTAGCAAACGAAATTGGGCTAGCGATGAGGATATAACAAGAGTTGAAATTGTAGAGGTGTAGAAATGAAAGAAACAATTTTAGTTTTGGTTTTTAGTTTATTCTTCGCTTTGTCTATTCGGCAAAGCAGTGTTCTAAAAGAAAGAGTTGAAAACTTTCTTCAAGACATAGAATTTTACAAAAGAAGAGTTCTTGAACTTGATAGACAAGTGATGAAATTAGAACAAAATCCAGCTATTAGAAGAGGTAAGCGAGAGGATAAAATTCAATCGCTTAAGTATGAATTGAAAAAGCTTGAAGAAGAGCGAGACAATGATTATGTAGAGGTGGATTATGAAAACTGAATTCATACTATTTCCAGGATATGAAATTTCTTATAGACCATTAAATGGAACTTTAATTAATACTGTTGTACTGGAAGACCCAGAGTGTTTACGAATGACAGTTGATGAACTACTTGATGAATTCTGTGAAGTTTCAATTAGAAAGAAAGGTGAGTAGATGAAAGAATTTAAAGAAATCATTGATGGAATAGCACATTCACTGAACATGACAGTTGATAGCTTAGTTAAAACCTATCCGCAATTAAGGGCTGAATATTCTTGGTACTACCTATGTGATAAACTTCAAGTAATTTTCAGTGTACTTCTCTTCGTCTACACATGTTTTGCCCTTATATTTATAATAGCTTGTCACTTTAGAGCAAATGATGATGACTATACAGAGGAGAGTGTTAACACACTATTCGCTGTTTACAAGGTAGCATTTCTAGGTGTAGGAATTCTTTTGGGAATAATTTTGGTAGCAACTGCTGTCAAAGGCTTCACAAGTCCAGATGTGCTAATCATTGACAGAGTACTAAACACTATTATACAAGGAGATTAATGACCCACAACGGTATCTAGCAAGGTTCGAATCCTTGCGTGGGTATAACCCGAAATACAAAAAACGGAATAGAGGTGGTGTGAACCACTTCTTCTTACAAAACAAATTAGTATATTCGCTAGTAAGTTTATCGGGTTACTTGCTAGCAAAACAGACTGAAATAATTTAGAAAAGAGGAACTCCTTAAAATTTTTTCTGTAAAACATTCTAAAGCAGTTTATCAGTCGACTGTGATTATTTGAAGGCGCTGTTTAGACGGCTAGACTATGTGGGTCGTGCGCCTGCCCAAAAAGAAAAAGCTCGCTTACGCAAGCTTCCCTTGAATATGAAAACGTTAATATTATTATATCACATTCAAGGGGTGGCGAGATGAAAACATACGAGCGATTACGAAAAATCAAAGCGCTTGATAGATACATTGAAAGTCAAATGAATCAATTAGAAAAGCTAAAGTCACAAGCTCTTAAAATTAATGCTAGTCCTTTGCAAGCTGACAAAGTTCAAAATGGAAGCCGCAGGAAGAAAGATGACTTGTATGTTGAATTAATGGCAACACAAGAAGAAATTGAAGAATACATAGCTAGAGCTTTAAGAGAAAAGCGAGAGTTCAGAAAACAGATTGCAGAAATTAAAGATGAAAATGCTAGAGACCTTCTGCAAATGGTTTATATTGATTGCTTGACTATTGATGATATTTGTGAGCGCTATGACGGAATCACACGCAAAACATACTATGTTTGGTTGAACAGAGCAGAAGCTTTTTTGGAAGATTGAGAAATCAGTCTTCTTTTTTTTATGCGGTCGTTTTAACCGACAACGTCATCATTTACCAGACGACCACCTTTCAAGGGTGGGCATACGGGAGATGATGGGGTGTTTTGAAAACACGTCATCTGGGAACAAAAGGTTACTGAATGTTAGTGTATGTTACTATGATTGACAAATATAGAGTAATTGTAAGTAAATGTACAACGATTGTAAGTGCAGGTTATTATCAAAGTGCTATTATAGTATTATCGAATAATAAGGACAAGGCAGTAGTCAAAGGCTATTGTCTTATATTATGTATTGAAAGGAGTGGTGAGGTTGCCAATGGTTCGTAGGTGCAAGTACGTAGGGTGTCATACATTAGTAGAGCGACCCTCGTATTATTGTAGCAGGCATAAGCAATATGAAGTAGAGTACGCTAAGCAACGCGAGACACATAGTCGTACGTATTACAACAAGCGAGTTCGCAACAGAGATGAAGCGAATAGAGAACGCAATAAGTTTTATCATTCACCAGTTTGGACATCACTTCGTCAGCAAGCTTTAGAACGTGACAGGTATATGTGTCAGTATTGCTTAGCTTTAGGTGTTAAACGACCGAACGCCAAAGTTGGCGACCATATCACGCCAGCAGAGATAGCTCCAGAAATACGCACAGAACTGTCAAACATAGCGACAGCGTGCAGATATTGCGATAATGTAAAACGCAAGTTAGAGCAGGAAATTTACGGTACAGGACAAGGAAACACGCACAAGAACGTGAATTTAAAACTTTCGGTGGCGCAATGGGCTAAATTAATAGCCCGCAAAAAGAAAGACGTTCGAAAAGCCCCTTAAAAAGCCCGTAGTGCTGTTTTAATGTTTGGGAATGTAATTATATTTGGACTAATTTTAAATCAACCCCCGCCCCTATCTCGTGCCAAGGAGAGCCACCACAAGGTGTTCTCTTGTATCGCAGACCAATTTTTCAGATTTTTAAGGGGTGTCATGATTCGAATCGAGAGGAGAAACAATGAGTGGTTAAGAATCCATACTATCAGCAAAATAACAAGCGTTTACCCAGTGACCCACCAAACTACTTAGGAACAGTAGCGAGGGAGATTTGGCGCAAAATCGTTCCGTTTTTAGAAAGCACACAAAAGATAGAGCGCATTGATACGTTCTTGGTTGAAACCTACTGTACGAATTATGAAATTTACAAAATAGCGTACGAGGATATTAAACAAAATGGGATTCAACAGGAAATGAAGAAGCCGATTCAAGCTCAAGGGTCTGGTGAGATTCTCGGTGAGCAGTCGCTTGGTTTTAAAAAGAATCCAGCAGTCGCCACAATGAAAGACGCTGTGGATACTTTAAACAGAATCGGTGTTCAACTTGGTTTAACTCCTAGAGGTCGTCAAGAACTTATGGAAATCGCAGGCGAGAAGTCGGATGAGGATTCTATCAAAGACAAGATGAAAGATTTTTTCAAATAGAAAGAGGTGAGGAAACATAGTCAAAATTGATTTAACAAAAACAAAAGATGTAATCGGTGCTTATCAAAGTATCGATTTTTCTTTTGTCCGCAAAAAATACACAGACGCTGGCACACAATATTGTTTTAATGTGCTAGACGGCAAGATAGTAGCTGGTTACAATATCAAATTGGCATGCTTTCGCCACCTTAGAGACTTACAAAGACAAGGGCAAGATGATTTTCCTTATGTCTATTCTATTGACGCTTTTAACCGCTTCTTGAAGTTCTTATCGTTAGTACCAAACGTTGAT